GGCTGGGGCGGGAGGACTCGAACCTCCGTGTGGCGGAATCAAAATCCGGGCAGCCGGTTTTGCTCCACCGAGGTCTAACCCCTTCTTACCACAGCCTTTTCCTCGATGTGAAATGAGAAACTACCACAACCGAGGACACTTCAGATGCACAACACAATGGAATGTCTGAACCTTTGTTTGACACGTAAGGACTTCAAGTTAGTCACCGCCGTCATAAAGGAGGACGAGGTCCACCTGTCCTTCACCCTCGTCGAAGTCGGCACCAATCACGTCCTCCTAGGTGAACGGACGTTCAGACTGCACACCCGCTTTCGGGACGGAAACGACTTTATACGGGAACTCTGGTTAACCGAGGATTTTCAAACACTTAACCACGAGTGGTAATTACTACCACCATTAGGGGAAGGGGGAAACACGGGGTGATACTGAGGGGGTATAACCTAGTTAAACTAGGTTAAACTAAAGTATAACCTTTGGTTATACACCTAAAGTAAAGCCCCGGCCCCAGCCGTTAGTTAAACACAAGTGAACACAAGTTATCTTGGGGTAGTACTTCTAGCATCAACTAGAGGCCTAACCCCGAGTTAAACCTAGTTAACCTAGTTTAACCTAGTTAAACACAGGGTCACCTCAACATGACCATGATCGATCATCAAGTTCAGATCGAGAATACAATCCTAGCTGAAGCTAAAACTCGTCTCACTAACGATAACATCAAAGCCCTCCAGCGGGGGGCTTGGGCTGAGAGCAAGCTCGGTATCCGGTACACCCGTTCAGCCGAGGTCAACACTCAGTTCATCTCAGGTCTGATCAGTATCCTCACCTCGCCTAACACCGTCGGCAGGCGGGTAGTGGCTCACAGATTGTTACAAGAGAGCCATCTAGAGCCGAGCGTTATAAGTCATCTCTTTAGTAAGGCTTTGTTCAACGCTCTGGCCCTCCCGGTCAAACGACGGGTGAAGAAGGTTTCGCTGTGCATACGCATCGGCGAGCTGCTGCATGATGAGGTCCGTATACGTCACTTCGCTAGTGATAAGCAGCGCAGAGCCTTGCTCAAGAAGCTGTTCAAGACGTTCGACAAGCGTACCTACCCACGTGCATGGCGACGGCGTACCATCCTTAATTACTTCCACTCTGAGCAAATCGAGTGGAACTCTTGGAGCACAAGACAAAAGCTGGTGGTCGGCTATGCCTTGCTGGTGTTGTTCAGGGACACCACTGGGTTGGTCGAGTTCAAATCGACTGACGCTTACGTCAACCCAGCTCCGACCCTCGTTGACCACTTCGCTAATGCCATCCGCAGCAGAGCCTTAGACTTCACGCTCTACCGCCCGATGGTGGTGCCACCTAAGCCGTGGTCGGAAGAAAACCTATATCGCGGTGGGTACATCTCGAATGCGATTAAGCATTACCCGTTAGTCAAGGGTACGCATCAGCGACGGCACGCCACCGAGCTGGTTGAGCATCAGGATTGGTCTCAGATCATCCCGGCGATCAACGCTCTGCAAGAGACAGCGTGGCAGATCAACGACCGAATGCTGGAGGTGTTGTCTTACTTCGCTCTCGACCGAGGCGGAGACATTGCAGGACTGCCTCCCTCCGATCCGAAGCCCCTGCCCCCGGCACCGGCTGGATACAAGGTGGACGAGGAGATCACCAAGGCACACGACAAGATCTGCTTCCTGATCCACTCGTACAACCGAGAGGTCATCAGCAAACGCCTCGCTTGCTTCGCGACTATTACGCTCGCAGAGCAATACAAGCGCTTCGATCACGTCTTCTTTCCGCACAACCTCGACAGCCGAGGACGTGCCTATCCGCTTCCTGCCTTCCTCAACCCGCAGGGGCCGGACTATGCACGAGCGCTGCTAGAGTTCTCTGAGCCGATGTCCATCGACACTGAGGACGCAGTGTGTTGGCTCGCTATCACCGGTGCTAACGCTTTCGGCCACGACAAGGTCCCACTTCAGGACCGCGTCCATTGGGCGCAAGACAATGAGCAAATGATCTTTGAGATCGCTGCTGACCCGAAGCATGACCTCCGCTGGACCAAAGCCTCCGAGCCGTTCATGTTCCTTCGCTTTTGTTTAGAGTGGTCGGACTTTTGGAACCACGGGTATGGCTATCGTTCGCACTACGTCGTCTACGTGGACGCCACGTGTTCTGGCCTACAGCACTACAGTGCAATGTTCCGCGATGAGGTGGGCGGACGCTCCGTTAATCTCGTACCCGGCCTGCCCCGGCAGGACATCTATCAAGATGTTGCTGACGTGGTGATCGACCGATGTGTTGCCATCGGCGTCGATCCTGACCACGCAGACGCAGCCATCGCCAAGGCTCTCGTCCGCTTCGGCATCGACCGCAAGATCACCAAGCGTCAAGTCATGGTTGTCCCATATTCGGGGACGTTTTCCTCGTGCATGAATTACACACGAGACGCAGTCACCGAGAAGATCAAGGACGGCCACGCCTGTCCGTGGGATCACAACGATCCTTTCGTTCACTCGCGTCACATCGTCGTGCTCAGTCAACTCATATGGGACGCAATTGACCGCGTGGTCATAAGGGGCAAGGAGGGCATGCGCTTTTTGAACGAGGTTGCCAAGGCTCACAGCAAGTGGGCCAACGTAGCCAAGCGTGATCTTTCGTTGTTCGAAAAGTCGATCACGTGGAAGACCCCTGATGGCTTCGTCGTTCGCCACTATCGACCGGACCTCAAGAAGTCCATCGTTGCGACTTGGCTAGACGGCAACGCTCGCGTTGGTCTCACCATCTACGACCCGTCTAACCGAGTGTCCTCGAAAGACATGGCGCTCGCACTCGCTCCTAACTTCGTCCATAGCCTCGATGCCAACCTGTTGCGTGCATCGGTGATGCGAGGTTTGGACAAAAGCATCACTCAGTACGGAATGATCCACGACTCGTTTGGAGTGCCGGTGGCGCAGTTGCCGACCCTCATCTCCGAATGCGTCAAACCAGCGTTTATCGATATGTACACAAATCACGACCCGCTAACCGACTTGATCTCTCGTCTTGACCCATCGCTCGATCTGCCGCCCCCACCCTCAAAGGGGACGCTCGATCTTGATGGCGTCATGCACAACGACTTCTTTTTTTCCTAATCGTCCCCACTGTGATACTCATGCAGAACACAATGGACCACGACGTCATGCCTCAGATCGTCAGGATCGTTCGAGATGCACTCAAGGATGGCCTCATCCGAGGTGACAGCGTTGAACGCTTCAACAAGAAGGTCAAAACACTCAAGGGACCGGAGCTGGAAGACTACCTCCAGAAGCTCTGGGACAAGATTTAACGACAACGGAAACACACAAAATGGTCACTCAGAAGAAAATTAAGAAGGCATTCGCCAATTTCATGTCGCCGAAGGGCATCGCTCGCTACCCGCGCCTCGATCAGCCCTACACGTACTCGCAGGCGCAGGGCCGCTCCGTGCCTGACGCGGTCAACGGATCGTTCGATACGTCTCTGCTCGTTCCTATTAAGGAAGCGCAGCCAATGATCGAGCAGATCAACGCGACCATCAAAGAAGCGGGGATCACGCCAGAGTTCTTGCCGTACCGAGAACACGTCGAAAAGGAAACTGGAGAGAAGACCGGTCAGATCGAGTTCAAGTTCAAGGCCTACGGACGGTTGAAGAATGGCTCGCCCAACAAAATCCTCTTCTTTGACGCGAAGGGGCGTCCTGTCCAGTCTGACCTCTATCTTACCTCTGGCAGCACTATTCGTTGCCTTGGCTACATTTCGGTCTCGCAGAAGAGTGCGCGGCTCAACCTCAAGGAAGTCCAAGTCATCGACCTGATCGAACGCAGTGCATCAGGCTTTGACGCCGTTGACGGCGGTACGTTCATGGCTGACGAGGACGACAATAATAACAACACAGCAGTGAGTTTCGCGAATGCAGCTTCGCCGCAAGCCGACGAACGCCCAGCGTTCTGAGCTTGGTTACCGGTCGGGGCTAGAAGAAACCATCGCGCAGTCGCTTCTCGATGCAGGCGTTCCTTTCGAATACGAGGAAACTTTCATCGAATATTTGCGGCCAGCGAAGTGGTCGAAGTACCGCCCCGACTTTGTCATCACTCGACCTGATCAGAGTCAAATCATCGTTGAGACCAAGGGTCGCTTCCTGACCGCAGATCGCCAGAAGCATCTGCTCGTGAAGCAGCAACACCCGAGCCTCGACATCAGGTTTGTTTTTTCGAGAAGTGCCGAGCGTATCAGTAAGCAGAGCAAAACCACCTACGCCATGTGGTGTGAAAAAAACGGGTTCATCTTTGCGGATAAATCCATTCCGCCCGCGTGGCTCCAACCAAAGGGCTAAGCGCATGTACGGACTTTTCAACGAAGAAGACCTTGAAGACTTCGACCGGATCACAATGCGGTTTGATAACCGAATTGGAAAGAACACGACCTCGATTAGCCGAACTATTGAAGACGAAGACGCAACCTATCTGCCTCATGTGTTGCGAGAGATGGTTGAGTTTCTCCAAGCGGCTGGGTTCACCTACGTTGAAGAACTCCGAGCTTGCAGCCACTTCGGTAAAGTCCATTCGTCTTCCACCGAGAGCGATGAGCTTGAGGAGACTGCGGGTGGCGAAGTACACGCATAAGGAACCATGCCCATCATGCGGATCACGCGACAACCTCGCGCGGTACGATGATGGATCGGCGTGGTGCTTCTCACCAACATGTGGTTACCGCGAAAGAGGTGATGGGATGAACGTGGTTACGTTCAACAAGCCACCGTCAGATAAACCGCCCATTGAGTTTATTGGGCAGTGTATGTCCATCCCCGCTCGGGGGTTGACAGAGGAAACGTGCAGACACTGGTCGTATGCGTTTGGTTCAGTGTCAGGTAAACCCGCTCACCTTGCTCACTACCTTGACGCCAATCGAAACCCGGTTGCGATCAAGGTTCGCTTCGAGAACAAGTCGTTTATGTGGCTAGGCGACCCGTCCAAGGTCTCGCTCTACGGACGTTGGCTGTGGTCGCCCTCGAAGAAGATCGTGATCACGGAAGGCGAGATCGATGCGTTGACCGTCTCGCAGCTTCAGCAAAACCGTTGGCCGACCGTTAGCGTAGCCAACGGAGCACAGAGCGCAGCCAAAGCGCTGAAGCAGGAGTTCGAGTGGTTAAATCAGTTCGAATCCATCGTGCTGATGTTCGACATGGACGGCCCCGGTCAAACCGCCGCTCGGGAATGCGCGGAGCTGTTTGAACCGGGGAAGGTGAAGATTGCCAAGCTACCTCGCAAGGACGCCAATGAGTGTTTGTTAAAAGGCGAAGGCGAGGCAGTCATCCGCGCAATGTGGGATGCCGAGGTTTACAGACCAGACGGCATCATCGATGGCCGGGACCTGTGGGAGAAGATCGTCAATTACAAGACGGTGCCCTCCATTCCATACCCGTGGGCGTGTCTGAACGAGAAGACCCACGGCCTGCGGACCAGTGAACTCGTTACGCTCACGGCGGGAAGCGGCATAGGTAAGTCGGCTGTCGTTCGTGAGATTGCTCATCACCTCATCCAACAGTGTGAGACGGTTGGCATGATCATGCTCGAAGAGTCGGCTCTTACTACGGCTCACGAGATGATGTCGTTGTTCATGCAGAAGCGACTGAGGCTAGACCCCGATGTCGTCCCACATGAGCAACTACATGAAGCGTTCACAACTACGGTAGGGTCTGGCCGGTTCTACCTATACGACCACTTCGGCTCGACCGCAGTTGATCATTTGCTTTCAC